ATGCTGTAGTCTGCCATTTAGCCGAAGCAGTAGCACCACCAATCGCGCCCGCCGCCCATTGCACATTTGCGCTGCCAGTTGCGCCGGCCAAAGATTGATTATTCCAGGCATTATTAGAGCCCTGAAAAACAGGCACACCGGTCCCGGCCGATACCACAGGCGCAGTGGTACCAAGCGGAATTGACACAGAAGAACCCTTCTGAGGCCATGGCAAAGACGAGGTGAAATAATCGTGGCGCTTACCGCGACGCAACAAATTATAATCCGTTGACAGATCCGGGCCATTGCCCGTGTTGACTGTCACAGAATTTTGCAAGTTCTCGTCACGGAACCAGTCATTGTAGATCAGGTTATAGGCCCGCGCCCAAAACGCGGAAACCTGAATACCTGCACGATTAACAGGGAGGCCCATGTAATCGAACATAGAACCAACCGCAAAACCGCCAGCCGGCGCCGTAATAGTAGGAACAGTGAACTCCGTGCTATCGCCCGGGTTATTCTGTTCCCCGTTAAACTTCTCCCAATTGCTCCAAATCAACCGAATCGGAACAGCAAAGAAAAACGTATTCAGAAATACGTTGTCCATCACAGGGGAGAGAAGCGTTGTCATGCGGGTCAGTCCGGTCATCGACACGTTAAAGGTATCACCCGGCAACGCTTCATCCACAAAAATCGGAACCAACATACCGCTATCAAAAGCGGTCTTATGACCATGGCTCCGATCAAAAGAACTGCGCGGAATCTCCGCGCGAGGCACCCGTGAAAACTGGTGCGACATCACAGACGGATTAGACATCCGAGGAACCTCCTTCCACAAATTCCTTCAAGACCGCAGTGGCGGCTTCCACCACTGGCAAAAACGACGCAACCAAGCCCAGAGGCTTGCTGATATGATGCGACGTCATCACGCCAGTAGTATCTTCAAATTCGCCAATCTCAACAAGCATAAAATCAGCAGGATGCCGACCCGGCACCGTGCTCTTATCCTGGCCCAGATCCGTCACAGCCCGGATGGCCTGGCCGGCATGGGCCATAAAAAACGGCTGGTTATAAATGCCAGCCTTAACATCAAGGAGGCTAAAAACTTTCAGAATCATCTCTCTCACCTTTCTGGATCGCGCTCGAAGCGCTCATTGACCAATGTTCGATATTCAAAACGCTCGAGAAGCCGAGCATCACCACCGTCAGGACCTGCAGCTGCAGCCCGACCTTGCAACCTCCTTTCATGTCCAACAGACAAAGCCATCAACGGGTCAAACGCCTGTAAACGGCGCCGATAGAAATCCGGAACAGATTTCTTCTGCCCGTCCAAGACCACAAAATCCGAAGGGAAGGCATCACCCTTAAACCTCTCAAACCAAGCCGCGCCAATACCTGGCCGCCGGCTCGATATAAAAAATTCACGCGCGACACTCCACTCTTCGACCTCTCCAGTCTCTTCGTTGACACGCTGCCGCTTATAAGCCGCGCGTGAAACTTCATTGTCGCCAAACATCTTCTTAAGAGTATATCTAGCGACATAACCACCGCTCTGAGCGGTGACAGTCCCGATCTCCGAATTGCCATACGGCCAAAGCTTTTCAAGCGTAGGAGAACGGAACAAAACATGCCCAGTCTTAGATTTACGCCATGGCTGGCGATCCTGGGCAAATCCCTGATTAAACAAAATCACATGATAATGCGGACGCCTATTAATGCTCCCATATTCCCCACAGCCAACGAACCTTATCTTAGCAGGTTCAAAATGCTTCCTGAGTCTCTTCATAAACAACTGTAATTCACGAACCGAAATACTCTGATCGGAAGGCAAATAAGCATCAGAATAAGTAAGAGTTAAAAAAGAATTGTGGGAATAAAGGGAGGCTTCATGGGCGATCCTGGTCGCCCATTGTGAGGCCCGCGCCAATCTACACCCGACGCACCTACCACATGGCAATGCCATAGCCTGCGCGCCAGCGTAGCTGGCTCTAGGCGAGAACACGACCCCCCGCGCTGGTGGCGCGGCGGGCCATGCATCGAGTGGAGAATAACAAGGCACCCCCCAGGCACCCTTACAACCTAATACCGCCCCGCATAGGGCCGGGGCTAAGGTTCTTCATATGGGTGCGGGACGCCTTGTAAGAAAATTCGCGCTTACTCTGTCCCCTGGACATCTTAGAACGCATCATAACTAATCACCCCCTTTCAATGACCCCCTTATAGGGTGTCACTTAGACCATTTGCAACAAGTAAGATGGTCTAAGCGCGACATTCTTCGAATGCCGCACACATACCCACAGGGTGTGCTACGGCGGCCTTGCCACCCTTACGGGCGGCCGCCTTCGCGCCCCCTATGGATATGTGCACGGCGCCCAAGTTATTCCTGGGCGCCAGAAGAGCCGCTAGAAGCGGCATCAGCGCCCGCGACAGCGGGCGCATTCAAAATACCCTGCTCTTGCAGGAAACCCGCCTCAGCGGGGTTAGCCAGGGCCTGGAGAAGGCCCGCCGGATCGTTCCCATAACGCTCCCTCACTTCCTGGGGGAGCCTATAAAACGCCGATTCAGCCGCCTGAACTTGGTTCAAAGCTTGCTGATACTCCATCGGCTCGGGAAGATCGGCATACTGAGGCTGAGCCTCATTGAGATGATTAATCACCCCAGTCATCTGATACTGTCGAAGAATGTTATTGATATCACATTCCTCCTTCATACTCTGCTTCGTCACCGACTCAGAGCCAGTATCAAAATCGCAAGGAACACTTTCTACACGAGTGAACATATCAATTCCCCCTTAAGGAACGTTGCAACGCGTCCCCGAGGGCGCGCGTCATTGACAAAAAAGAACCAATCTCACGGCCAGCATGGCCGTGACCCACAGTCTCAGAAATATCGGCCTCAACACGATCGCGCCGACCGCGCTCCCGTAAAGCAGCCGCCGAAGCATCATGGTGGAGCATCTTAGAAATTACCTCTCCAGGGCGCACCGCCTCCGTAGCGGTTTGCGCCCGAACAAAACTAGGACGCTCCGCCTCGGTAATGCTTTCCATAATCGCCTTCGCGCTACTGGCACCATAAAGCTGAGTTAACGCTTCGACGTTCTTAGGCTTAGCTATCTCCGTAACCGTCTGCGCCTGAACATTCTTCTCCTGGGCCTTGATCAACCCAAGCTCCGCGCCAGTCTTTTCGACTGTCGCTAAAAGATTGCCCAGCTGAGCCGCAGACGTAACACCGGCGCCCAACTCACTTTGCACTTGCGCCGGCGAAGTATTCGGCACCGCGGAAGGTGCCGCTTGCTTAAACATAAGGGCAGGATTCAATCCAGCGGCCTTCATATCTGAAACAGCCCGCTGATACTGAGTGTTAGCCAATTCCTCGGCATGATACCGATTCTCTCTGGATAACATCACATTCGCGTCATTCGCCGCTTCCTGCCCCATATATCCAAGGACGGGTCCAAGAACGGACCCTACCCCAGACAAACCGCCAATGGCGGACATAATTTGTCCAAACATAAAACGACCTCAAAAATGATCGATAAGGCCAGGCACGCCATAAACAGGCATAGGCCGAGCAGTCCTGACCTTGAAGTAGTAGTCGCCGATAAATTGCGGCTCCGTATTCGAGGCAACCACCCGCGAAATAGGCGGATTCTCCTCAATAAACGCAGCATTCAACACCGGACGCGAAGAAAAATTCTGCGCCAAATGCCAAACATCCAACGTACCAGAAACCCCACTACGCATCTTCCCAGTGATCTGAGACGGCTTATACCGATACTCTGCAAAGCGCTCCTGATATCCAAACACGTTCTCATCAGCCGCCGTCCCGTCAGCGTAGATTTCCTTAGAAAGAACGGCCTGCTCGCCAATATGGGCCAGCGCAGGCCAATAGTAATCAAATCGAGTGCGGCGCGACCACATGCGATTGATACCCTGCTGGTAATTCAAATCGGCACGAATGCACGCCAAACCAATAATCACACAATGCTCGGTGAAACCCTTGGTGAAGCCATGATCCCGAGCAACTGACGTACCATAAGCAGCCAACTTACCAAGCGGAGCACCAGCCGCGCTTTGAGAAGTCTGCTCCACAGAATGAAACACAACTGGGCTCTGACCGCCGCCCAGATATTCCGGACGCTGCAGACGCGCATCCGGAGAAACCACACCAAAATGAGAACGGACGATTTCAGTATAACGAGTACCGCCCCGAGCATCCCGCTCGTAAAGCTTTTGCACCTGAAACGCCTGCCGCAACTGATTAATAGTTGCCGCCGACGCAGTCGTTAAATCCGCCGCCAATGCTGTAGTCTGCCATTTAGCCGAAGCAGTAGCACCACCAATCGCGCCCGCCGCCCATTGCACATTTGCGCTGCCAGTTGCGCCGGCCAAAGATTGATTATTCCAGGCATTATTAGAGCCCT